ATAGTTAATACAGTAACAGAATCAGCATTAGGTAATACAAATATATTTAACGTTTCTGTATTGCTTATGGATGTTTGCGATATATCACCAAAAGAATCAACTGACTTGTGGTTAGACAATGACAATGAGCAGGATATATTTAACACACAATTAGAACTAGGTAAAAGATTTGTTGAATCAATGCGTAGAGGTGATTTATACAATAAAGGTTATGAGTTAAACGGAACTGCAAACTACGAAGCATTTAGTGATAGGTTTGAAAACAAATTAGTAGGTTGGACTATAACTTTTAATTTAGAAACTGCAAACGATACAACTATTTGCTAATGCGTGAAATAGAAAAAACAAGATTGACTTTAGAAAAGTTTAGAGATTACGTTATACAACAAAGTAGAAGTAATTTAACTAAAGGTGGAAAGAACGATACAAAGAGTTTATACAACGAAATAAAGGGCGATGTATTTGTAGGTGCTAATAGTATTGGAGTTAATTTTTCAATGCCAATGTATGGTCAATTTCAAGACAAAGGTGTAAAAGGTTCAGACCCGTCGCAAGTATCTAAAAACGCAAAGATAAAAGGGCAACAGGCACCGAATAGTCCGTTTAGTTTTAAAGGTAAAAGACCACCTAGCCAACCGCTAGAATTATGGGCTAAAAGAAAGAATATAAGACTACGAGATGACAAGGGAAAGTTTAAAGCAGGTAGTTATAAAACAATAGGAATTATAATTGCAAAAAATGTTTGGGCTAGAGGTATAAGACCTAGTTTATTTTTTACTACACCATTTGAAGCAGGATATAAAAAATACATAGACACAGAATTAATAGAATCATTTGGTTTAGATGTAGAAACATTAATGGAATCCAGTTTAAAAGATATAAAATAATGAAAGTAATATTTGTACGAAGTCCTTATAAGATATTAGTTGATGAAGCTACGCAAGTTTACACTAAATGCGTGGTTGATATAATTGACCCTGCAGGAGTGCTACCAAATAAAACCGTAACACTTGAAAAGCAAATACCTGACACAGTCAATCGAGATTGTTGGTTTAATATTTCGCCTTACATTAAAGACGAAATAGAAAATATAGCACCGAGTGCAATCACTCCGACTGATGAAGATTCAAATATGTGGCGCAAGGTTGAAGTTACAACGTATTGGAAAGTAGATTTAACAGATGAATGGACAGAATTAGAATTACAAGAGTTTGTCGCAGTAAATGGGTATAACAATTATCAAGGCGGTTACAATCAATCAATCACTTCCGATGTTGTTTTATTAACGAATCCCGATGTAAATATTTATCGTTCTGATGATGACCAATATTTTAATTTGCTGATTGATTTTACAACTGGCACTTATGATTTAATTTACAGATATAGAAATTTAGCGGGTACAACTATTGAAAATGTAGTTGTTATTGGTAGTGGTTATACCTCTGGAATTTATATGTACAAAGTTCCTTATAGAACCGCAGCTGCTGGACTTGAAAACGGTAATAGCGTACAAGTGAGATACGATACTTCAGGAAGTGTTCCAGCACAACCACAAATTTACTTTTTGAATGGAGACGATTGCCTTTACACACCGATTAAATGCGCTTTTATAAACTCAAAAGGCGGATGGCAATACCTAACATTCTTTAAAGCACGAACAGACAGCTACGAAGTAAAGAGCAAAGGGTTTAATTTGTTATCCGATGCAGTTGATTATAACCCATTAAGAGGACAGCGCAAAGAATTTAACTTTGATTTAAAGCAAAGTGTTAAACTTAACACTGGCTGGGTTGATGAAAACACAATCGAGTTATTAGTGGAGTTAATGACTAGCGAAACTATTTTACTCGATAACGAACCTGCAACTTTAAAAGACAAATCGTTACAAAAGAAAACAAGGTTGAAAGATAAAATGATAAATTACGAGATGAATTTTGAGTACTCGTTTAACCTTATAAACGATGTAGACTAATGGTAGGAATTTACATTTATATCGATGAATTAATTGACGATGTACTCACGCCAATTTCCAGACGAATAGAGTTATTTGCGGATGAAACTATTACTATCACATCATCAATTCAAAACTTTAATGATTTAGGTAAAATCTTTACAGACTATTCCAAATCGTTTACGGTTCCAGCGAGTGCGGTTAATAATAAAATCTTTTCGCATTGGTATGAAAATTCAGTAAGTGATGGTTTTGACCAACGCAAAAAATACTTCGGCAGAATAGAGATTGATGACATACCTTTTAGGTTCGGTAAATTTCAATTAGAGAAAGCCGACAAAAAGGATAATATGATTGAAAGTTATACTATTAATTTCACAGGTAATTTAACACAACTAAAAGACAGATTCAAAGAGGATAAATTAAATAGTTTAAATTATAATGCGTTAAACTTTGATTATAACCAAACAAATGTAAGTAATATTTTAAATGGTTCTAGTTTAATTAGTGGTTATGTAGCATTTCCTTTAATTGGTAGTAATAGACGTTATGAAGCAGGAACTAATAGTGCTTCTGATATTACAACAACAAGTGGAACTATTGACACAAGAGAGTTATTTCCTGCAATACCAGTTTGGAAAATATTTGAGTACATACAAACAAAATATAATATTACTTTTAGTGGCGTATTTTTACAAAGTTTTTTGTTTTTAAAACTGTGGTTGTATTTAAAAAATGCGGAAAAGTTTACTCTTAAAACAGAACCATTAAAAATTAATTTTACATCAAAAGATGGTGACTTTAACGACACTACAAAGGGTTATTTAAATTTGACGACTGATGAATTAATTTTTAGGTTTAATGATTTATCAGGTTCTTTGAGTAATGATAGACTTGAATCTTGGATAAAAATATTTCCAACAGACGCAAGTATTCAATACACAGTTGAGATTTATGATAATGGTATTCTTTACTTAACTTGTGAAAATCTTTTCGGAAATGCAGACCTATGTTATTTCTCAAAATTACGAGTAAATGAGGCTAAAATAAATGGTGAATACCCTTTACATAAATTTTCTTTTAAAATAGTATCGAATTTACCGATGACTTTTACCTCAACTATTCAATATAAAAGAAATTATGGAAGTCCTTTTAATTTTTCAGATAAGTATGGTTATGGAACATCACAAACGACATCAACACTTTTAAACATACAAAATTACGTTCCAGATATTACAGTTGAAGCGTTTTTAATTGGTATAATAAAAGCACACAATTTAATGATAATTCCATTAAGCGAAACTTCTTTTGAGTTTGTTACAATGGATGTTTATTTTGAGCGTGGTAGAATTTTAGATATAACAGAATATTGCGGTACAGATGAAGAACAAATCAGCAAACCTAGAATATTTAAGTCAATTAAATTTGCCTATGAAAAGTCCGAAAACATAATTAATAACGGATTTCGTGGATTGTTTAATAGAGATTACGGAGATTTAAATTACACAAACGAAAATATTACAAGTACTGAAGTTTACGATGTTAAACTACCATTTGAGGACATAATGTATGAGCGTTACATTCCACCAATTACAACTGGCTCGACAGTAACTAATTTTGTAACTGCAACATTGTGGAATAAAGACCAACAACCTTACACTCCTAAACCAATATTGATGTATTTTAATAGTCAAGTTACTTTATCAGTAAATGGCGTAAATACACCAATTAAATATAAATTTGGAGCAACACTTTTTAATCAAAGTTTTTACAGATTGTTTACAAATGAAACACCAATAGCAGCAACAGACCAAACGTATCTATACTCTTTAAATTTTGGAGATGAGTTCGGAGTTGTAGATACAAGTTTAGCACCGCCAAAGGGTTTATTTACTACTTATTATTCAAAGTATGTAGAAAATCTTTACAATATTAGAACTCGAAAAGTAACGGTAAAAACAATGTTAAATACTAACATATTAAATAGTATTAAATTAAACGACAGAATTATTTTAAAAAATAAACGCTATACAATTAACACAATGACAGTTGATTTAATAACCAAAGAAACAACCTTTGAATTGTTAAGCGATTTCAGACAATTAGTTACCGAACTAACACCGTTAAGAAACACAAATATTATCGCCCTTGCTTTAGATAATACCGAGCAGGAAATAGAAATTCAAGTGTACTTAAACGATAGCGACTTTTGGAATGCAAAAGCATCATTTGGATTTTTAGCGGGAAGTTACTTTCAAGACGATACTTTTCAAGATGGAATTTTAAATGTTTCAGTTCCTGCAAATGCAACCGCAGCAGATAGAAGCGGAAATATAATTATAGAATTTACACAAAACGGAGTTGATAGGTCAATTCAAATACCAGTTTTTCAAAATGCTTAATCAAATATTAACAATGTTACACAATATCGATGACTGCAAAGGTTACGATAATATAGAAATAGCAAAGGGGAAATATAAATTAGCTACAACGTGGAAAGAAGCATTTAAACAAATAAAAAGAGAATGGAAAAGAAAGTAATAGAATTAGAATTAAAGTCTAACATTGACGATGTAACTAAAGAAATTAAATCTTTAAATAAAAATTTAGATAAAACAACTGACGAAGTAAAAAAAGTTGGTAAAAGCACAGATGAAGCTGAAAAAAGCACAAAGACTTTAGCTGATGGTTTCAAAGGTGCAGGATTAGCAATTAAAGCTATGGGTATTGGTCTTGTGATTAGTGCTATGGGTACATTGAAAGAAGTATTTATGAGCAATCAAAAGGTTGCTGATACTTTTTCTACTGGTATGGGAACAGTTGTTAATGTATTTACTAAAGTTGTTGATGTTATTGTTTCAGTTGTTGAAAAGGTTAATAAATCAAGTAATGGATTTAAAGGATTATCAGCAGTTATTTCTGGTTTAATTACACTATCATTAACACCATTAAAATTAGGTTTCTATGCAATATCTTTAGCTATTGATGAGGCCAGACTTGCTTGGGAAGAAAGTTTCTTTGGTGATGGTGATACAAAAACAATAGATAAATTAAATAAAAGAATTTCAACTACAAAAGATAATATTGTTGAGGTTGGTAAAGATGCATTAGAAGCTGGAAAAAAAGTTGCAACTAATATTGGTGCTGCTATTACTGAAGTAGGTGCAGTAGTTGAAGGAACTATTGATGGTGTTTCTAAAATTTCAATTAAAGGTGCTTATGAACAAGCAAAAGCAAATGTTCAATTACAAAACACTGCAAAGTTAGCAGAAGCAAATCAAGCAAGGTTAGTAGAACAATATGATAGACAAGCAGAAAAATTAAGACAAGTTAGAGATGAAGAAAGAAATAGTGTTGCTGATAGAATAAAAGCAAATGATAAATTAAAAAATGTTTTAGATAATCAAGAAAAAGCTATGTTGGCTCAAGCAGATGCTCAAATAGCTGCTGCAAACGCTACATTACAACAAAATAAAAGTATAGAAAACCAAGTTGCATTAACTAATGCTTTAACAAATAGGGAAGGCGTATTAGCACAAATTGAAGGTTTAAGGTCAGAACAAAAGGCAAATGATTTAGCACTTAATAAAGAACTTTTAGATTTAACAAAAAGTAAAAATGAAGCTGAAACGCAATTAGCAATAGACCAAAAACAATTTGATGCTGAAAGATTAAAAGATGAAGAAGCAGTTTTATTAGCTAAAAAAGCTGCATTAGAATTTACACAAACAAAAGAATTAGAAAGATTACAAAATGTAATTAAAACAACTAAAGAAGGCACACAAGCAAGAGTAGATGCAGAAAATGAATATGCTGCTAAAAAGCAAGAAATAGAAAATCAAATTACAACAGCACAAGATGAAATAGATACTTATAGATTTGAAAAAAAATTAGAAAAAGAACAATTAATTATTGAAAATGATAAATTAACTTTTGAAGCAAGATTAGAAGCATTAACAGCACAAGAAAAATTAATAACTGAAGCTACTGATATATCAGAAAAAGAACGTACAGAATTATTAAAAGCAAATAAAGAAGCAAGAGTTAAAATAGGTGAAGAAGAAACAGCAGCAAAACAAAAAGCACTTTCAGCATATTCTTCTTCACTAAAAACAGCTGCAAGTTTATTGGGAGAAAGCACAGATGCGGGTAAAGCAGCAGCAATAGCAGCTACAACAATAGATACTATACAATCAGGAGTTTCAGCATTTAAAGGAATGACAGCAGCTGTTCCCGGACCAGTTGGTATAGGTTTAGGAGTGGTTGCGGCAGCAGGTGCATTAGCATCAGGTTACGCATCGGTTAAAAAGATTATAGCAGTTAAAACTCCTAAAGGTGGTGGCGGTGGCGGTTCTGCTCCAAGTGGTGCAGCACCACAATTTAACGTTGTAGGTAACAGCGGAGTTAATCAATTAGCTGATGTAATGAATACAAAAGAACAAACGCCTGTTAAAACTTATGTTGTGGCGCAAGATGTTACAAGCGGTCAATCTTTAGACCGTAATATAATTCGTAACGCAAGTTTAGGATAAAACAAAATATTAAAATAATAATTATAAAAATATGAGAATAGTAGAATTAATAATTGACGAAAAAGAAGATTTGGCTGGTGTAGATGCTATTTCTGTAGTTGAATTTCCAGCAATAGAAGAAAACTTTATTGCATTAAATCAAGAATTGCAATTAGCAAAAGTAGATGACGAAAAAAGAATTTTAATAGGTGCTGCATTAATACCTAATAAACACATTTATCGTAGAAATGGCGAAGACGAATATTATATTTTCTTTTCAGATGAAACTGTAAGAAAAGCAAGTGAGTTATTTTTAATGAATAGCAATCAAAACAACGCAACACTAGAACACGACAAAAAGTTAAAAGATTTAACTGTAGTTGAAAGTTGGATTGTTGAAGACGTAGAAATGGATAAATCTAAAAAGTATGGTTTAAATGCTCCTGTAGGTACTTGGATGGTAACTATGAAAGTAAATAACGATACTATTTGGAATGACTTTGTAAAGACTGGTAAAGTAAAAGGATTTTCCATTGAAGGATATTTTGCTGATAAATTAGAAATGAGTTTACAAAAAGAAAAAGAACTTGAATTAATAGAAAAAATAAAATCAATAATAATTAATGCTAAAACTAATAACTAAAATTATGGGTAACAAAACAAATTCGCCAAAGGGCGGTAAAAGAGGGTGTTTATGCGATGATTCTACGTATAGTTCAAAATGTTGTGAAGGTGAATTAATGAATCAAGGAATTGGTACTACATTACAACAATCTACTAGCACAGTAACAAATGAAAACGGTGTTAGAACTATGGTTAGAATTAATGGGTAATGCAATTTATAACAAAATTAAATTATAATAATTAATATAAAAAAATAAAATTATGCAAACTGAAAAGTTAGTAAACGAAGTTTTGTTTGGAAAAACAGAATTAGCAAGTCAAAAAATTGAACTTGGTGTAATTGATGACATAGTAAAAGAAAAAGAAAAATATTCTAAATCAGTATTGGCTGGAAATACAAAATCAAATTCAGTAGTAGATAATGCTAAAGCAGCTATTTCTTTATATCAACAAGCTATAAAAGATTATGCTCTTATATTAAATCAAGTTAATGCAGTTAAAAAACAAGCTGCTCAATTAGGTTTTGATATACCACCTAAAATAAATCAATTAGAACAAGAAGTAAATAGTTCTTTATCGTATATGGATAAAAGAATTAAAGGATTAACTTCTGCTACAACGGTAACATCTTAAATAAGTAAATATGAATGTAATAAATGAAATTAAAACACTTTTGGGTATGGAGATAAAACTTGCTCAAATGAAACTAAAAGATGGTGTTACTGTTTTAGAAGCTGAAACTTTTGAAGCAGAACAATCTATTTTTATTGTAAATGGTGAAGAAAGAGTTCCAGTTCCAGTTGGTGAATACGAATTAGAGGACGGAATGATTTTAGTAGTAGCTGTTGAAGGTATTATTTCTGAAATTAAAGAAGTAGTAATTGAAGAAGAAGCACCTGAAGCTGAAGCTGAAGTAGAAGTTGAAGCACAGGCAGAACCAGCTACACCGAAAAGAATTGTTGAATCAGTTTCAAAAGAAATGTTTTTTGCAGAAATTGAAAAATTACAAGCACAAATTGCTGAATTAAAATCAGTAAAACAAGAATTAAGTTCTGATGTTGTTGTTGAACCATTAACACACTCACCTGAATTTAAAACAGAAGTAAAACTAAACAAATTATCACCTAACCGCCAAATGACAACGCAAGACATTGTTATGGCTAAACTATTTAATTAAATTATGGCTACAACTACAAGTATTACAACTACCTACGCTGGTGAATTTGCAGGGAAATATATTTCTGCTGCATTATTATCAGGTTCTACTATCGCAAATGGCGGTATTGAAGTAAAACCAAACATTAAATTTAAAGAAGTTATCAAAAAAGTTGCTACTGACGGAATCGTTAAAAATGCAACTTGTGATTTTGATGCTACTTCTACAGTTACATTGACTGAAAGAATTATCCAGCCAGAGGAATTTCAGGTAAATTTGCAACTTTGTAAGAAGGATTTCCGCAGCGATTGGGAAGCGGTTCAAATGGGTTATTCTACATTTGACAATTTGCCACCTGCTTTTGCTGATTTCTTATTGGCTCACGTTGTTGCTAAAGTAGCTGAAAAAACAGAGCAAAACATTTGGAAAGGTGCTACTGCTACTGCTGGTGAGTTTGACGGATTTGTAACACTTGCTACTGCTGATGCAACTGTTTTAGATGTAGCTTCTCCTGCTTCAGGTGGTGTTACTGCTGCAAATGTAATCGCTGAAATGGGAAAAGTAGTGGATTTGATTCCTGCTACACTCTACGGAAAAGAAGATTTGTATTTATACGTTTCACAAAGCGTTGCTAGAGATTATGTTCGCGCATTAGGTGGATTCGGTGCATCAGGTTTAGGTGCTAACGGTACTAATGCAATGGGTACACAATGGTGGAACAACGGAAGTTTATCTTTTG